TGGTCGGTTTGTTTCTTGGGACGAAATGAACGCGCTTGGGTTCATTTCGAATCAACAGCACCCGGTGAAATCTGGCTACCAAGACGTGGCAAACGCGTTGTGGTCTGTGATTAAGCCGCAATACTGATGTCAGAACCATATACGCAACCTGCCGCACCTAACGCCGGAACCTGCCTGAGCCAGTCGGACGGCAGCTACAAGCTGACGTTCACGCCAGACTGCCCAGAGCGGAGAATCGAGTTCGTGTGGGGATCGGAAAGGCCACCGAACAATGCGCCGTTCGTTCGGGATATCACGCACGGAGTTATCGAGAGCGATGTTCCGAGCGGAGATATCCACGAATGGTGTTGCTGGCAGTTCCACGCGCCAGACGAGGCTGCGCTAGGGACGACGTATCCTCTGATGTCTCTGTATTGTCTGGGGGGATTTCTGGAGCTGCGGATAACGCACAACTACAGCGCTCCCTACGACTGCACGAAAGTAACGGCAGTCAAGATCGCTGAGGGATTGCCAATCAAGTCCGGTACGATGTCGAGGTGGCGCATCGAGGGAAAATTCGGCCAGGATGGCTTTTGCCGGGTGCGTCGTGACGGGGTTCTGGTGGCTGACTATGAGGGTCCGGTCGGCGTTCCGATGATAGGGCGGCCGTATTTCAAATCTGGAATCTACAAATGGTATTCACCTCCGATAGGGACGTGGCTCGGATGTATCCAGGCGAAGATTAAATTCGACGCGGCTCAGCCGGCGTAATTGAACAACCCGCTTCGGCGGGTTTTTTGTTTCTGCGGGCTGCCGTTGAGCGGCCCTTTCCATTTGTGAGGATCAGACATGGCAACGGTGACACCAACTCCGATCAACGGCGTCGGGTCGGGCGACGGGTCTGTCGTTCAGTATTCCTACGCGCTGACGACAACCAACACCGACGGAGCGCCATTCCAACTTCCCGAGTACGCCGATGTCTGCTGGACATTTACCGGGACATGGGGTGGTGCAACGGCGGCCGTTGAGGGCAGTAACGACGGTACGACGTGGCTTGCTCTGGCGAACCTTGCCGGCGGCGCAGCGGCTACGGCTACCGCCAACAAGTGCATGTCCATCATCGAGCGCCCGCTGTACGTGCGGCCGAACCTGACGACCGCAGGCAGCGGGGCGGCGATCACGGCGATTGCCACGCTGCGCCGCGCCAACCCGATGCGCCAGTAACGCGGAGAGCCTGATGGATCAACCGATGCCGATCTCAGAGGAAGAACAGCGACTCCTCGACGACCTTGCTGTGGCGATCGCACAGAAGCGCGACGATGCTGTCACTGCGCGCAAGGAGTCCGGCATCGAGGAGGTGTGGCGCAAGGCTGAGGAGGCGTACATCGGCATTGACGACGCCAACCGCCACGAGTACCAGAACGCGCGATGGGCAAAGCCAACGTCGATGGAAGGCCCGGTGACGACCGAGTCATCGCGTTCGGACAACACGAAGTCAACGCTTTACGTTCCGCTGACGGCGCGATACGTCGATGCCGGCGCGGCCAAGCTGTCCGAGATTCTGCTGCCGACCGACGACAAGCCGTTCAGCATCGAGCCAACCCCGCGTCCTGAACTCGTCAAGGCCAAGGAAATCCTGCGCGCGGCGATGAAGGATGTCATGCGCAACGGGGGAGATGCGCCGGCACCGACCCCAGTAGTCGCGCAACAGCCGACGCCGATGGTTCCGGGCGGGGCAATGGCACCGATGCCCATGGCACCGATGCCCATGGACCCGATGGCTGCCTCGGTTCAGGGCGCCGTTCCGTCTATCGATCAAGCCAAGGCAGTGGTCGATCAGGCGCTCAGCAAGGCCAAGGCCGCAGAGAAGCGCATCCACGACTGGCTGGTGGAGTGCAACTACCGGGGCAGCATGCGGAAGATCATCTTCGACTCGTCCAGGATGGGCGTCGGGGTGATCAAGGCGCCGTATGCGGAGGAGCAGAAGTCGTTTGCCATGACGCGCACGGATGACGGCGTCGGGATCGAGATTATTCGCAAGATCCAGCCGGCGGCGAAGTGGATCGACCCGTGGAACGTCTTCCCGGACCAAACGTGTGGCGAGGACATCCAGGACGGCGATTACGTATTCGAGCGCGACTACCTGTCGCCCAAGGCCGTATCGAAGCTCAAGGGCAGGCCCGGGTACATCGACAGCCAGATCGACAAGGTTCTCAAGGAGGGACCGGGGAAGGTCAATCAAGACGAGTCGAACCCGAACCAGACCAAGAAGAACGACAAGCGCTTTGAGGTCTGGTACTTCTACGGCATCGTCAAGCGCGCCGACATGCAGGCGGCCAGGGCCAGGGGCGTCGAACTGAAGACGGACGACGGCATCCATGCCATCGTGACGATGATCAACGACACTGTGATTCGGGCGGTAATCAACCCGCTGGATACCGGCGAGTTCCCGTATCGCGCGTTCTCGTGGCGCCGCCGGCCGGGCCACTGGGCAGGCGTTGGGGTAGGCGAACAGGTCGATGTGGCTCAGCGCATCGTCAATGGCGCGACCCGGGCGATGATGAACAACGCAGGGCTCAGTTCCGGATTGCAGATCGTGATCGACTCGCTTGCCATCACGCCGGCCGATACGAAGTGGACGATCACGCCCAACAAGATGTGGTTCAAGGCGCCGGACGCGAACTGGGACGACGTTCGCAAGGTATTCATGGCCGTCGAGTTCCCGGATCGCAACCAGGCGTTGATGGCCATCGTCGAATACGGATTCAGGCTGGCCGAGGAATCAACCAACATCCCGCTCGTTACTCAGGGGATGTCAGGAACCACGACGCCCGACACGTTCGGCGCCGCGCAGCTTCAGAACAACAACGCCAACCAGCTTCTCCGCGACATCGGATACCGAGTGGATGACTGCATCACCGAGCCGGTAATTCGCAACTACTACGAGTGGCTGCTGCTCGATCCAGACGTTCCGGACAACGAGAAGGGCGATTGGCAGATCAACGCGCATGGATCATCAGCGCTTGTCGAGCGCGCCATCCAGGATCAGACCATCCAGCAGATGGGCGGCATGGTGCTGAATCCGGTGTTCGGCGTCGATCCGAAGAAGTGGTTCGCGGAGTTCATGAAGACCAAGCGCCTCGATCCACGGACGGTGCAGTACGCGGAAGGCGAGCAGCAGCCGCAGTCGGCTCCTCCGTATCAGGTTCAGGTCGCGCAGATCAATGCGCAGTCCAGAAAGGATACGGCAGTGATCGATGCTCAAGCTCAGGGCGCAACGGACAAGTCGGTAGCCACAAGCCGCCACGAAGAGATCATGGCTCGCCGGGAACTGGCGATGTTGCAGTACGCGAACACCAACCAGATGAAGCTGACCGACGTAAAGGCGCAACTGGCTCAGACCGGCATGAAGCTGCGCACACAGAAGGAGTTGGCGGCATTCGGCGGGCAGGCTCGCCAGGTTGTTACCCCGCCGACCGAGCCGCCGGGGCGCGCGCAACCGGGCATGGCGTACCAGCAATAGGGAGCAGAGATGATCACCGACCTAGTCTCCCGCGTGTTTGCCGCCCGCGACGCCGCCCACCGCGAGCATTGGCGCACCAAGAGCTACGCGCAACACGTTGCTTTGGGCGAGTTCTACGAGGCCGTCATCGAGGACATCGACGAGATTGTGGAGGTGTTCCAAGGACAGTTCGGGCCTATCGGCGACTTCTCGGTGCAGACCAAGAAGGTGCCTGACATCGCCGAGTACCTGCGCGACGAGGTCGATTGGATTCAGTCGGTACGCGACGTGATCGCCAACGAAGACCCGGCAGTGATGAACATGATCGATGAGCTTTGCGCCCTCTACCTGCGCACGCTGTACAAGTTGGAGAACCTGCAATGACCGTTGATGCATCGATGATCCCCGACCTGTTCGAACTTCGGGATGCCGACAAACTCAATCCGTTGTGGGCGCGGCTGTCCGGCCACTATCGCGACCGGCTGGCCATGTTGCGCGCACAGAACGACGCCGACCTTTCCGCCGAGGAAACGGCCCGCATCCGAGGCCAGATCAAAGAGGTCAAGGCGCTCCTGTCCATGGGACGGGACAAGCCGATTATTTCGTAGTTCAAAGAACTCGCCGCCGCCGGAGATCCGGGACGGCAAGCTGTAGCAGCCGACGAACGATATTGCCGGCTGTTTGGTAGCCCGCCTTGAGCGGGCTTTTTCATTTGCGAGGAAGCAATGAGCGAGGAGCAAGCAGTCAACGCCACCGAAGAGCACAACGACGCAGTCGAGATTCAAGACGATTCCGACTTCGAGGCTGGATTCTCAGGGACAGAAGTAGCGGCGACGGAAACGCCGGCCAACACCGAAGCCCAGACCAGCCAAGAGCAACAAACCGCGCCGAACGATAAGCCGCAGGAAGAACAGACCAACGCAGGGCAGCAATCCGCCACTCCGGACACGGTCTCGATCACCCGCGAGCAATTCGAACGGCTGACCAAGTCTGCGGAAATGGTTGAGTCACTGACCAAGCAGCAGGACAGGGTCAACGGCACGTTGGGCTCGTTGAAACAGGCGCTGGATCGGCTACAGCAGGAAACGCCGAGCGGCCAGCAAGTCGAGGTTTCGGAGGCGGACTTTGAGGATTTGGCGAAGGAGTTCCCTGATCTTGCTGGGCTGACTATCAAGGGCCTGAATAAGGTGCTTGGAAAGATGCGCGGCACGGGCGGACAAAGCGTCGATCCCAAGCAGATCGAGTCGGTAGTTCAGGAGCGCATCACCCAAGGGATCAACCAGGTTGTCGGGCGGCAGATCGAGCAAGTGCTTGGCGATCGACACCCGGACTGGAAAGACCTGCGCGACCAGAAGCCGGCCGACTATCAGGAATGGCTGCAATCCCTACCGGAAGCAGACCGGGCGAACTACCTGAACAGCGACGACCCGTATTTCGTGGCCAAGAAGCTGGACGGGTTCAAGGCGTTCCGTGCCAAGCGCGCGGAGCAAAAGGCGCCCCAAGCGAAAAGCACTCGCAAGGAAATCATCCAGGCAGCCGTGGCACCACGCGGCACAGGCGGGCAGCCGCCCGCGAAGACCGGAGACGACGACTTCGAATCGGGATTCAAGAAGTACGCGTCTACCGGGTAACCGATATACAGGAGCAATACCATGACGATGCAAACCTTTGGCCTGTCGCAAGGCCGGTACAACAAGTACAAGGGCGAAATCTTGTTTCACGCCGTCCCGCTGGAAGTGCTTTCCAAGGCCGGACGCCAGGTCAAGTTCCCGAAGAACAATTCGGACACCTACGTCGCTCGCCGCTGGATTCCCTACGGCGCCACGTCTTCGAGCCCCAACCAGTTTTTCGCCAACGGAACCGGCGACCGCGCTACCGCACTGACTAACGCGCATCTGGTTCAGGAAGGCGTTACGCCGGCCCCTGACAGCATCGTGCCAATGGATGTGCCGGTGGTGATGCAGCAGTTCTCGTGTCTCTACGGTTTCACCGACAAGACCTATGATCTCTACGAGGACGACATTCCAAAGGCCATGGTCGAGCAGGTCGGCGAGCGTGTGGCGCTGGTAAATGAGGTTCTGATTTACGGCCAACTGAAGGCCTGCACGAACCAGTTCTACGGTGGCTCCGGCACCAGTCTGGGCACGGTGAACGGCGGCCTGACCCTCGGGCTGGTCCGCAAGATCGCCAAGAGCTTGCAGGCCAACCACGGCAAGCCGGTCAACAAGGTACTGGGTGCGTCGGCGAACTACAACACGGAAGCGGTCGCCGAGGGCTATACGGTCTACTGCCACACCGACCTGGAGCCGGACATTCGCGATCTGCCCGGTTTCATTCCGGCCGAGAAGTACGCCAGCGGAAAGCCGATGCCCAACGAGATCGGGAAGTGCGAGCGGTTCCGCTTCATCACCTCGCCCGAGTTCCCTTCGCGTCAGGATGCCGGCGCCGCAATTGGCGCGACCAACCTGTACAGCACGACCGGATCGAACATCGACGTCTACCAGTTCATCGTGACGGCTCAGGATGCGTGGAGCCAAGTCGCGGTGCGCGGCAAGGAGTCTCTGGACCCGACCTACCTGCCGCCCGGCCAAAAGTCGAAGTCGGACCCGCACGGTCAGCGCGGCTACGCCGGCACGATCTGGTGGAAGGCCGTGTTGATCGAGAACAACGGCTGGATGGCGGTCGGCAACGTCGGCGTCAAGAACCTTTCGTGATGAACCCCGGCCCGGGTAACTCCGGGCCTCTCAACTGAGGAAACATCATGCTTGACACCATCAGTCGTTATCTGACCGGCGTTCCAAGCGAACAGATCCGCGCGGCGCTGTACCCCATCTTCAAGGGGATCGGCCTCGCGCTATCTACCTGTTCGCTGACGCATGCCGGGCTCGTCATCAAGGCAGGCGGATCGGCTCTCGCCAAGGTTGGCTCGTCCGACCACTACGCCATCATCAAGGGGAAACTGGTCAAGACGGCAGCTTCCACCGATATGGCGGCGTTGTCCGGAACCGTGACCAATGCCAAGTTCAACGTCTTCTGCTTCTTCGTCGATGGGGCCGGCGCGCTGACCTCCGCGATGGGAACCGAAGGCGCGACCCTGGCGGCGGCGAAGTTCCCGACCCTGCCCGACGACAAGGCCATGATCGGCTTCGTCATCATCAACCCAACAGGCACCGGCAACTTCGTCGGCGGTACGACCGCCCTCGATGACGCCACTGTCGCCCCGAACGCCGCGTACATCAGCGTGGACAACGCGTTCGATCCCACCATTCTCCTGTGAGGTAAAGAAACATGGACAACCTTCAATGCGCATCCGGCACGTTCTGCAATACCAAAGCCGGCCTGGCTGTCGGCACCACCACCACCATGACCACGGCCAACACGTCGCTGTTCTGCATCCGAGGCAAGGCGTATTCGGCTGCCGGCGCGTCCAACGCGGCTACGCCGACCACTGACTCCAACACTGGCGCCGCGTTCCTGCCGATCGGGCTGAACAAGGCCGGCGTGTTCGTCATCTGCCTGAACTCATCGGGAACCCTGAAAGTCGTGCAAGGTGAAATCGTGGATTACGACGACGCGGGCAACTTTGCCCATGCGCCGCAGTTCCCGGTTGTTCCGAACGACCTCTGCCCGATTGGGTACGAGCTGGTCAAAGTCATCTCGACCGGCTCGGCCTGGACGTTCGGCACGAGCAACCAGGCGTCGCAGACCGGCATCACGAAGGTGCTGGTCGATCTCTGCACGCTTCCCGACAGACCTCAAGTCTCGTAATCGTTTCGCCGTAGCACCCGAAGGGCCGCATTCGTGCGGCCCTTTTTACTTTCAGAAGGAGGAAACAATGTCCGAGCAAGTAGGAACTCCGCGAGTTACCCGCAAGGCCGCCAACGCGCCCGTCAATGCGCCGAGGTCGGAATTCAATTCGAACGATGTCCCGGTCGGCCAGATGCCGCCGATCATCATGTCCGCCGACGGCCCGATTGTCCGCGAGCCAGAGGCCATTGAACCCATCGAGACCGGGATCACCGACGACTATGCGGGCGATCTCGCGTTCATGGAAGAGAAGATCGACATTCTCGTCCATCCATCCGCCGAGAAGTTCGCTCCGAAATACCTTGACGTTTATGTCAACGGGCGTCCCGAGTGGATTCCTGTTGGCGTCCCGTACCGGGTCGCGCGCAAGTACGTCGAGGTGATGGGCAGAACCAAGCCGACCGACATCCAGACCGCGCACGAAGACCCAACGGTCGAGCGTCCGAACAATCAGATCCTGCGGGCGACGCGCGTCAAGAACCCGTTCTCGGTCGTCGGCGATCCGAATCCGCGCGGCCGCGAGTGGCTGACCCGGTTGCTGGCTGAGCAGTAATGGCAAACAAGAACTTCCTCCAACTGGTCAATCGGGCTCGCCAGGAGTGTGGCGTGTCCGGTGCTGACCTGACGACGCTACAAGGGCAGATCACGAAGGAGGCTCAGCGCTTCAAGAACTGGATCGACGAAGCGTGGATGGAAGTTCAGGGCGCCCATCGAGACTGGCAGTGGATGCGCAAGTCGACATCGTGGGCAACGGTTGCAGGACGGGCGGTATATGCCGTGGGGACCGACATCGCCATCACCGATCTCGACGAGTGGGATACCGAGACGTTCCGGAACTACGTCACGTCGGTAGGCAACAGATCCGAAGTGTTCATGTCGAAGCAGGACTACGAGTCGTGGCGCGATCTCTACCAGTATGGAGCGAATCGCTACACCCAGTCTCGCCCGATCGTGTTCGCGGTGACGCCGAACAAGAGCATCGGCGTGGGGCCGGTGGCTGCGGATGGCTACACCATCGCGGCGGACTACTACGCCCGACCGGCGCATCTTTCCGCTGACGACGATACCCCGACCGTTCCGGAGCAGTACGAGATGGTGATCATCTACGGCGCCATGATCCAGTATGGCCTGTACGAGGTGGCGCCCGAGGTTCTAGCCCGGGCGCAGGCGGGGAGAGAGCGCTACATGCGCGGACTTGCCAACACGCGCCTCAAGAGCATGGCGATGGGAGGGGCGCTGGCGTGATCTTGCCGAAGCTTCCCCCGGTCCAGTTCGACGTGATCATGATGAAGGGTGGCCTCGACCTCGTGACGCCGTCCCTGAGCCTGATACCCGGAGCGCTGAGAGACTGCCTGAACTACGAGGTTTCGGTTCAGGGCGGGTACACGAGAGTTGCGGGGTATGAGCGCCTGGATGGAAGAGCGGCGCCATCGGGGGCCGCTTACATCGCGCTTTCTGTAACCTTCTCGTCTGCCCCGTCCCTGTGGGCTACCGTCACTGGCGTAACGTCAGGCGCGACGGCCAAGGTCGCGCAGACCGGCCTCGGCGTTCTCGTGCTGACCGCTGTCTCTGGAACCTTCCAAAACGGGGAAACGCTGAACGTCAGCGGTTCCCCTGTTGCGACGGTAATCGATTCCGCCACGGTTACGTCAAAGGAGAACGCGCAGTACCTTGCCTACGCGGCCGACTACTACCGGAGCCTGATCCAGGCGGTTCCAGGAAGTGGGCCGGTGCGCGGAGCCGTCAAGCATAACGGCGTGGTGTACGCCTTCCGAGACAACGCGGGCGGGACGGCAACCGTGATGCACAAGTCGTCGTTATCCGGGTGGTCGGCGGTGAGCCTTGGGTACGAACTGGCTTTCAATACCGGGACCGGGCAAATCTACGACGGGAACACGGTTACCGGGGCCACGAGCGGGGCAACCGGGGTTGTTACCCGATCCGTGTTGCAAAGCGGAGCATGGGGATCGACTGCGGCCGGAAGGTTGATCTTTGCGAGCGTAACCGGGACATTCCAGGCCGGGGAAAACGTGCAGGTAGGGGGCGTGACGAAGGCGGTCGGCGGCGGGGCGCAGTCGGCAATCACGATTGCCACTGGTGGGCGCTTCGAGTTTGATCGTGCCAACATGGCGGGTGGCGCGAGTTCGATCAAGCTTTACGGATGCGACGGCGTCAATCGCGCCTTCGAGTTCGACGGCACGGTGTTCGTTCCACTCGTGACCGGCATGTCTCCGGACGCGCCAAAGCATCTCAAGGTACATCGAAATTACCTGTTCCTGGCCTTCGGCGCATCCCTACAATTCTCGTCTCTCGGACTTCCGTACCAGTTCCAGATTGTCACCGGAGCGGGAGAAATGGCTCTAGGGGACACGATTACCGGAATGTCTATCCAGCCCGGGTCTTCGACAACGGCGGCGATGGCTGTCTATACCCTCAACAACACCTTCATGCTCTACGGAACGAGTTCCACGACGTGGAGCTTGGTTCCGTTCAACAAGGGCGTCGGCGGAATCCACTACTCGGCGCAGACGCTTGCCGGCGGCTATGTCTTCGACCAGCGCGGCGTGGTGTCCCTACAGCCGACGCTCAACTACGGAAACTTCGACTCGGCCGCGCTTACCTACAACATCAGGCCAATCATCGTGCAGAAGCGCGACAAACTGATCGGATCTTCTGTGTCGATGGAGAAGGCTCAATACCGGGTCTTCTTCAGCGACGGATATGCGCTCTATTCGACAATCGTCAATGACCAGTACAAGGGGTCGGGGCTGATTTGGTATCCGCACAACATGTTCAACGCATGGAGCGGAGAGGACGAAGACGGGATGGAGATCACTCTGCTCTGCGGAGAGGGCGGATACGTCTACCAACTGGACATGGGAACAAGCTTCGACGGCGAGAACATACCGGCCACCTTTACATCAAACTGCGCGGCCGCCAAGGGTCCGCGCATCCTCAAGCGGTATCGCAAGGCGGCTCTTGAGATCCAGGCCGACCTCTACGCCGAGATCGATTTTTCATATTCGCTGGGCTATGGCAGCGCGAGTATCGACCAAGCTCCAACGATGAATTACGCGCTGCCGTTCGATGCGCTAGGGTATTGGGATCTGTTCACGTGGGACATGTTCACATGGGACAGCCAGGCAATTGGCCCAACGGAATGCGAGCTTGACGGAACTGCGGAAAACATCGCGATTACCGTCGCTTCAAACGCCAATTACATCCCGCCTTACACCATCAACAGCGCACTCATTCACTACACCGCACGAAGGGCAATGCGATGAGCGACTACTACAATCACAGCGGTTACCCGGCAACGAAGCAATCAGGTGCGTCGGCGTCAGCGAGATCCGAGTTTTCTTCGATTGCAACGGCATTTACCAAGCTACCTGCGCTGACTGGGAATGCATTGAAATGGTGGAGGGTAAATTCTGTTGGCACGGCAGTGGAAGCCGTCAGCAATGCCACGGTGCTGAGTTCTATTGGAGCGGCGCCAGCAACGTCGGGGAACGGAATATTGAAGGGCAATGGTTCAGGGGGAACGGCGGCAGCTACTGGAGCAGACGTTGTTTCTCTCATTGGAGCAAACGCAGTTACCAACGCCACCAACGCAGGGAACGCCGACACCCTGGACGGAAACCATGCCTCCGCATTTCAAGCGGCCGCGACGGCAATCAACACCAGCAACATCGGTTCGCAGAGCGTTTATATGGCCACGTATGCGGCGGAGGCATCTGGAACCGCGTTCTATACCACTACGGCTCCATCTGGGTCAGAGGCGCAGCTTGGTCTCAGAATGACGGGATACAACGACGTTTATATGTTCAACTCCGGAACACAGTGGGGCGTCTTCAGTCCTCAGGGCGGAATGGCGTTCCGATACGACCGCGCTACAGCAACGATGACGCACTACGGAGACCTCACAGGAAACGCCGCTACTGCGACAGTGGCGGGATCATGCACCGGCAACGCTGCTACCGCGACTACGGCAAGCACAGCAAACGCGGTCAATACTAGTAACAACTACCAGATGAACAGTCTTGGAGTTGGAACGGGGGCGTCTGGAACTGCGGGGGAAATCCGCGCCACGAACAACGTCACGTGGTACTACTCCTCCGACAAGAAATTCAAAGAGAACATCCGCCGGATTCCCGATGCGCTCGATAAGGCATGCGCCATTGGAGGAGTCCTGTTCGACTGGACAGACGAGTACATTGCTGATCACGGAGGAGAAGACGAATACTTCGTTCGGAAAGCAGATATCGGCGTCATCGCGCAACAAGTGCTTGCGGCTGGACTTCCTGAATTGGTGAGAACGCGACCGGATGGTTCCTTGGCGGTTGATTACCAGAAGGGCTGTGCTCTCTCGTTTGCCGCCATCGCAGAGCTTAAAGACGAGGTGACTGCGCTCAAGACGCAAGTTCAAGAACTCAAGGATGCGGCATGACTCTTCCTGCCTCTGGACAATTGAGCGCACACGATGTCGAGATCGAACTTGGATTGAGCGGAACCGCTCAGGGTTCAGCGAACGATGCTGCATACCGAGCTCTGGCGGGCGCTCCATCTGGCGGATACTCGGGAGCGACGTTCTACGGAAAATCGAATCTAGCGGTCAATCCAGCGTTTGCGGCCGACTTGGCATATATCTCAGCAACAACTGGAATTAGACAGGCCACTTTGGTACTGAATTCAAATGGTACAACAAGTGCGACAGGGAGTGGATCGTCAAGCAATAGTTGGTATACGCCGACTACTGCTGGAATAGGAAATTCTGTATGGGTCAAAGTTCGTGTAGTGAGCACGTCGAATTCGACGACCTCATTTACGGGTGGATTTGATACGTGGACACAACTATCAAGCGCAAAAACTATAGTGGCACAAAACTCATCGTCAAACTTAGAGGGTACTGGTACGTTTGAGGCAAAGTTCGCTTCGGATGCATCCGGAACTAATGTGCTTGGAACATTCAGTGTTTCGTGGGATTGCGGGTATGTCCCGTAAGTGGTTCAGATAAAAAAACGTCCAACCGTTTGGAGAATATGATGGCGGGAATAATGAGCGCGTATGAAACGACCTACGACAATACAAACAGGTTGACGACAAAACCATTGTCTACTGCCCCACTTGGATCAAGTGGGGAGGTTCCGCAAACCCAAGTTCCGCAGAGCTTCGTTCCGGCGCCAACGACATTGGCGCAGACAACGGGGGCTCAGGCAACAGGGGCGCAGACAACTGGGGCGCAAAACTCCCTTGCTTCTGCTACCGGATACACGGCAACCACTCGCTCCGTTGATCCCGCGAAAGAAACAGTTCTTGGGCAGATGACTGGCATCATGGCGGCCGGGAATCCGTTGATCGAGATGGGGCGCACTCGGGCGAAAGAGGCGGCAAACAGTTCAGGATTGCTGAACTCATCGATGGCGCTACAAGCGGCGGATGCGGCAGCGTATCAAACCGCGCTTCCTATTGCCCAACAGGATGCCAGCACATATTCGACGGCATCTGGCCAGAATGCACAGTTCCAGAATGCAGCCGACCAGTTCCGCGCCGCATCGGAAAACAGTTCAAGCCAGTTCAATGCAGACGCTGCGAACAAGACCAGCATGTTCAATGCCGACTCGGCAAACAAAACCAGCCAGTTCAACGCGGATGCATCGAATAAGTCGAGTTTGTTCAATGCCGACTCAGCGAACAAGACCAGTCAGTTCAACGCCGACGCGTCGAACAAGATGGCGTTGCAGGCAATGGACAGCAACACGAAGCTTGTGCTTGGTAACATCGAGGCCAGCTACAAGACGCTCATGCAATCGAGCGCGTCGGCCTCTGACTTCTACAAGCAGATCGTCAAGGACATGACCGACATCATGGCCAGCGACAAGATGGGAGCGGAGGCCAAGCAAACCGCCATCGATAACCAAACGCAGATGTTGAAGAGTGGGCTGGATGTCATGGGGAAGGTCGGGAACCTCGATCTATCTGGGTTGCTCGACTTCAGCAGCTTGTCGGGAACGTCTGCTAATCCTATTCCGATCCCGGCGGACACGCAGTCGTCTGAAGCAGAGGCTGGGTACAAGGCGCCAAATGGAACGTGGTATCCATCAGAGCTGGCCTATCGGATGTCCTCTGACTACTGATGATGGAAGGCGACTACCGGGCTTTGTTGTGGCGTCTGGTTAGTGACCAACTATTTTTGTCTGAGAGTGAATTCTATGAATGGCTTCATGGATGGGAAGTAAGCTGCATAGAAAGGGCCGACGCTCTTGTCGCGATTCGCCTGCGCAAGGGGCCGGAGTTTCACTTTGTCATGACCGGATCAACCAGGTCGGTTACCCGCGCAGACATCAACTCATGCATCCAGCCGATCATCGACGAGCACGGATACGCGACGACAAAGACGCCGAAGGACGACGCCAGGCAGCAGAGATTCAACGAACTCCTCGGCTTCGTCAAGACGGGCGAGGACGAATTCGATATTCACTACCGCATCGAGGCGATGCGACACATTCGGAGGTAGAGACATGCCTGCTGTAGCAATCGTTGCTGGTATCGCATCCGGAACTGTGGTCGGATATGTTGGCGCGGCGATTGTTGCCGTGGGAATGCTGACCGAAAGCGAAGACATGATTAAGGTGGGGAGCCTATTGACAGCCGTGGGCGGGATTTCCTCGGCGGCCGGGTCGGCCGGAACGGCGGCGGATGCCGCTGGATCTGAGTTGGCGAAATCCAGCGCAACACAAACCGCAGCAGACGTGGCGTCCGGAACGGGTGCCGCCGGGACATCGTCTTACACGGGCTCGGCATCTGAACTTGCCGCTGATGGTCTCGGCGGGGTGGATTCTGGGGCTGGTATTGCGTCGCAAACAGGAACCGGCGCGACGGTGACGAATGTTGGAAGTAACGCCGCCCTGGCCGGAGAGTCAACGGCAATCGGCGGACCGACAACGACTTCGGTTGGAAGCCAAGGGGTGTCGGGCTCCGATCTCGTTGATCCAGGCGTCTATAACCCTGCCGGAACCGTCAATGGTGCAAGCCCGTCGGCGGCCAACTTGGCCGGGAATAGCGGTGGTGGTCTGTCCGACACCATCAAGGGAATTGTTAACTCCAAGGAATTCTGGAATGGAGCAATGAACGTGGTTGGCGGCGCCATGAAAGGAGCCGACGAAAAGGAGATGAACGACGAAAGGCTCAAGTTCTACAGAGAGGATTTGGCGCTTAAGCAACAGCAAGCACAGAATGCAAATGCAGTGCCGGCGCTGGGGAACAGGCTGAAGTCGAACCCGAACGCGACGCCATTCGGCCAAAGCGTCGCGCCAGTCTATACCGCGCCGCAGGTCGCGAAACCTTACGCCGGAATCATGGGGGCAAAGTAAATGGCGATCATGCAAAGCAACGGTAACGTACTGTCTCGTGTCGAAAACGGGATCATGTCAAAAGTTGATCCCAAGGACGTTCCGGTAGTGAATCGAATTGTCGTTGCCGGAATGAAGATCATGTTCAGCCAGGCGACGCATTCGCTGATGCTGGAGGCAATTAACAAGCCGGGCGATCTGGTCGAGAATGTCGGCATGGGGGTTGCGGACCTCATGATCCTGATGTACCGGCAGAGCCGGGGCACCATGCCGATCGGTCCCGCTGTCACCTCCTCGGTGGTGCTCCTCTGCCACGCGCTCGACTATCTCGCCAAGTCCGGGAAAATTCAGATCAGCAACGATGTCGTTGCCTCCGCGACCAAGGCCATGATGGCGTATTTGTTGCAGAAGATGGGCGTCTCCCCGGAAAAGATGCAAGCCCTCGGCGCGCAACAAGCCATCGGAAAGGGGGCGTGACATGGGAATCATGGGTGGAGTTGGTCAAGCGCTGTCGGGGATCGCCCAGGAAAACAGCCGTGCGTGGCACGATCAGGACTTACAGAAGATGCGCCAAGAGGCCGAGGAGCAGAAGTCTCTACGGCTTCTCGACGCAAGCACAAGGGCCGGCATCATGGCGCACCGGGAAAACGCGCAGGCAACCGCAGATGTTGCCGAAGCTGCCGCCGCCAAGAACCGGGAGCGCGTTGCTGGGTACGGTGGAGACATCGACGCCGCCACGGAGGCCGGCGATCTACCAGTTGCGGAGTCCATCAAGAAACTGAACGACTCCAGTTTGGAAGAGGTCCATGCCGCAACCGCCAAGGAGATTGAGAAGCGCGGCA